TCAAGGCGCTGTCATCGCGGTGGGTTTCAAACGCCTTTCGGCATCACTGCATGTGAAAGACAGTTTGTCCACGTTTTTGAACGAAAGCAGGTCAACTCGTTTCAAACGCCTTTCGGCATCACTGCATGTGAAAGCCTGAGCGAAGATGTCCGCGCCGGGCTGCGGGAGTGGTTTCAAACGCCTTTCGGCATCACTGCATGTGAAAGAGTGGAAAAGTCTGGACGAAATTCGACCTTACGAGAATAACCCGCGCAATATCCCAAGGCGTGCGATTCGAGCAGTGGCGGATTCGATTCAGCGTTTTGGCTGGCGTCAGCCGATTGTTGTGGATCGTGAAGGTGTGATTGTGGTTGGGCATGTTCGCTACGAGGCGGCTAAACACCTGGGCCTGGGTAGTGTCCCTGTGCATGTCGCAGACTTTACGCCTGAGGAAGCCAAGCTGTATCGCTTGATCGACAATCGCACAGCGAATTTGTCTTCGTGGAATATGATGAAACTGGACATCGAGTTGAAAGATGTTCAGGAGTCGATCAAGCGTGGGCTAACGATCGACTTGGACTTGTTCGGTTTCAATAAGGAGATAAGGCAGCTAAAAAACTACTCGCTGGACACGACGAAAATTTTTTATGAGCTGCGCGGACCTAAGCCTGAAGTTAGCGAGTTGTATGATGCGACGGAGGCGGAGAAGTTGCTCGAGGAAGTCAGGAAAGTTGAAGACGCAGAGTTGCGGCGTTTTCTCGAGTACTCGGCGATTCGGTTTGTTCGTTGGCGTTTTGACAAGATTGCTGAGTACTATGCGCATAGCGATGACAACGTGAAGGCAATTTTTCGCCGTTTGGCGTTGGTGATCGTGGACTTTGACGAGGCATTGGAGCGTGGCTGGGTAAAGTTGACTGATCGTGTTTTCGAGTTGTTACGGGAGGCCAACCGTGTCAAGTCTGTTCAGGATACCGAGGGCAAGCAGTGACAAGCGAGGCGTGTTTGTCATCTCGTATCGCCGCGCGGACAGGGTGGCAACCTGGTCAATGCTCAGTCGCTTCCACTACACTGGTGACAAGTTTGTGGTCGTGGCCACAGACGACCCAGAGTTGGAGAAGTACCGTCAGCGTTTTCGTAACAACTTGATCGAGTACAACCGCGAGTTAGTTGATTGTGACTACTGCGACAACCTGCCGCGTGACAACACCTATCCGTCTCCCCTGGCTGTCCGCAACATTTTGTGGGACGTGGCAGCTGAGCTTGGCTGGACGCATTTTCTCGTGCTCGATGATGACTACAGCAGTATATCTGGCTCGCTGGCGTGGCGTCTTGTCTCACACGAGAGGTCGCTTGTCGATGACTTGGAAAAATTCCCAAACTACTTAGATCGTCTGTTCGCTATATTCTGGGACTTTCTGGACGATTGCCCAAATGTGATGTGTGTCTGCATGGCGCAAACGGGCGAGTTTGCGAACAACGAGTTTCGCAAAGTTATGCAGACATTTTTTCTGAGGACAGACAGGCGTTTTGACTTTGTGGGTCGTGGCAACGATGATGTCACGACTTACTACGTGCATGGTCTAAGGGGAAAGCTATTCCTTCAGAATTACACGTGTGTTGTCAAGCAGATGAAAACGCAGCGTAATCCCGGTGGCCTGACAGACTACTACAAGATATTCGGCACATACGCGAAGTCGTTCTACACGTTCATGCAGTGGCCAGGGAATTGCCGTGTGTCGTTTGTCACTCTGGTCGGACGGCTGCACCATCTGATATTCAAATACAGCTATCCCGAGATACTGAGATCAGTGTATGCATGAAGACGGCACCGTTGGTATATTTGACTGGCGTCTCAATGTGCGCGAATTGTATGACGACATGCTGGACAATTATCCAGATGTCCAGATCAGTGAGGATAACTTTCGTGACTTGGTGAAACACGCAATGGCTGAGCATTATGAGGATGATGACTTGGTGCCAGCGATGCTTTTGCTCGCTGGCCTGATACGGCTTTACCAGGGGAAAACATGATCGTGTGTTGTCATGGCCGATGCGACACGTTTTCCATTCGATACGCTTTTTCGCCTAGTCAATTCGACTGAATTTGGGCATATCATTGACCGGCGACTGTTTCGCCTCATGCGGGACATATCAGGCATGTCGTTTCTGGCCACAGCCGATGGAAAGTATGTCCACCTGTATCGCTTCATCCTCTGGGTACTGGCTGAAGTCGCACGTGGTAGAAACCTGTCAGCCATCGATGCCGAAATACAAGCCAAACGCTACGAACGACACCGCGACAGCATGGCGCTTAGGATCAAGTCGATGTCGCAAATATCGCGCGACATCGCACCGACTATGCCTGAGCGCACAGATGTCGAAGGTTATGTCCGAGCTCGCCAGGACTTCCGCTTTTTTTGTGAGCATTTTCTCTCGTCAGTCTTCTACCTAAAGTGGTCTCGTGATCATCTTCGTGCTATAGAAAAGATTGAGCGTGCGGTCCTGTCTGGCGGCCAATTCGCATTCGCGATGCCACGTGGTAGTGGCAAGACTGTTCTGAGTATCGCTGCTTGCCTGTGGGCAATCCTTTACGGTCACCACGAATTCGTTGTGCTCATCGGGTCAGATGAAGAGCATGCCATCTCGATGCTGGACACGATCAAGACCGAGCTGGAGACAAACGACAAATTGCATGCGGCATTCCCTGAAGCTACACATCCGATTCGGTGTTTGTCGGGAATCACCAAGCGCTCGCATGGTCAGTTGTTTCGTGGCGAACGCACGCATATCGAATGTACTGCTAACTCGCTGACACTGGCCACGATTCCTGGCGCGGCCTGCTCGGGCGCTGCTATTCGCGTGTCAGGAATCACTGGCCGCATTCGTGGCATGACATTCCATCGGCCTGATGGTCGGACGGTCAGACCGTCGCTGGTCGTCATCGATGATCCGCAGACAGACGAGTCGGCACGCTCACCGACACAATGTGCCATGCGTGAAAACATCTTGAATGGCGCTATCCTGGGCCTGGCTGGCCCGGGCAAAAAGATCAGCGCGATCATGCCCTGCACAGTTATCTACCCCAACGACTTAGCCGACCGTATTCTCAACCGCGACCTACATCCGGAATGGTCGGGTGAACGCATGAAAATGCTCTACGCCATGCCGGAAAACTTGAATCTTTGGTACGAGTACAAGCGCATCCTCGATGAGTGTCTGGCCAGTGGCAGCAGCATCGAAAAGGCGAACGAATTTTATCAGGCACATCGTGAGGAGATGGACCGTGGTGCAGTTGTGGCCTGGCCAGAGCGATTCAATCATGACGAGCTGTCAGCGATCCAGCACGCCATGAATCTGTGGCTTCGTGATGACCGCTCATTCCAAGCTGAGTATCAGAACACACCGGTACTCGATAACGCTGGCATAGAGGAGTATCACCTAAACGCATCGCTGTTGTCGAAACGTTTGAGCATGCAGCCGCGCGGTGTAGTACCGGTTGGCTGCACTACACTGACTGCCTTCATCGACTCGCATCAGAACGCAATCTACTACCTAGTCTGCGCCTGGACTGAGACTTTCGATGGCTATGTGATTGACTATGGAACGACGCCAGAGCAGTCGGTTAGCTACTTCTCACTTCGTGAGATTCCGGTCACACTGCAGTCGTACTACAACACGAATTCTGTTGAAACGATGGTGTCGCGTGGTATCGCTGAGACGATCGAGAAGCTGATGTCGAGGTCATATCCAGTGGCCGACAGCAATGCCACGCTGAAGATCGAACGCTGTCTCGTGGACGCAAGCTGGGGCGCTATGACGGATGTCGTGTACAAGACTTGCAAAGATAGTGTTTATGCCGCTTCAGTTTTCCCATCGCATGGCAAGTATGTTGGGGCATCGTCTAGGCCTATGAACGAATGGTCGAAAGGTGGTGCTGTGCGTGTGGGACTACACTGGCGAATCCACCTTCGTGAACGTGGTATCCGGCATGTCGTCTTTGACACGAATTTTTGGAAGTCGTTTGTGTACTCGCGGCTGGTGACAGAACGTGGTCAGTCTGGTACGCTCTTCATATTCGGGACCAATGCTGCAGCACATCGCTTGTTTTTCGATCACCTGCTTGCTGAGTACTTCGTTCCAGTTGAGTCGCGAGGCAGAATCGTCAACGAATGGAAACTGCGCGCCAGCAATGACGACAATCACTGGTGGGACTGTCTGGTGGGCGCCGCAGTGGCCGCATCAATTCAAGGCGTCTCACTGCCAGAACATGCCGAGAAGAAAAAGCGCGAAAAAGTGAACTTTGCACAGTGGCAACGTGAAGCCAGAGCCAAGTATTTGAGGGTGTATGCGCAGTGATGATGCACGCAAAGCGCGCCGGCAGTATGGCATCGAGTGCCCCAAGTGCGGCTGTGTCGATAGCCGAGTGTACTATGTTCGCCGGCGCTACCGTTGCATCATTCGAGTGCGCATCTGCCGTGCCTGCTCAAGGCGCTGGGTCACTGTTGAAAGGTTGTCAGGGTCGAAGTGATTCCATTGGTGGAATCACTTCGACCCTGTGACACTCGAGATCAAAACGCCATGCGTTACAATGCGTCTTAGTGAATGAGGGGACACGACTATGTCTGACGAAAACAATAGCCTGGAGCAGACGATTCGTCAAGCCGCCGCTGAAGCCAGTGAAGTTTCAACTTCGATTGGCACAGTGAAGCAGCGCACGCTCCAGGAGTTGATCGAGGCGGACCGATATTTGCGCTCGCTGGAGGTGGTCCAGAAGCCTGCCAGGGCGCTGAGATTCATTCGCTTGATCCCCAACGGTACAGTATGATCGGCTGGATTAGGAAACTACTGGGAATGAAGAGGCACACGTCGGCCCGATTTGTGCGTGTGCCCCTCAATGTGAGGGCCAAGTATGACGCTGCCATGACGACGGAGGAAAACCGTCGTCATTGGGCCAATGTCGATTACCTGTCGGCCAATGCCCTCAATTCCCCTGATGTTCGCAGTACCCTGCGCGCACGTTCTCGCTACGAAGTCGCCAATAACTGCTATGCTTTTGGCATCGTGATGACGAAAGCCAACCACATCGTTGGCACTGGACCGCGACTGCAAGTGAGATTCGAGTCTAAGTTGCTTACCGATCAGATCGAGGCATCGTTTCGCCGCTGGTATGATCGCGTGGGCCTGGCCGAGAAAATTTGGACAGCCACGGTCGCAAAAATTCAAGATGGCGAGTCGTTCCTGATCGCAGTCACCAACCCATTCATTGCAACCGATGGCGTTCAGCTAGACTACCGATTGGTAGAATGTGATCAGGTGACCACGCCATTCTGGTCGCCTACACCGGAGCAGCCTGTCGATGGCATCGTCTTTGACGCCTACGGTAACGTGCAGGCCTATCACGTGCTCAAAGAGCATCCTGGTGATGCCACACTGGTGTCGAGCCGCTTGGACTACGATGTGGTGCCGGCTGAGCAAGTGATTCACATCTACACGAAGTATCGCCCTGGCCAGGCCCGCGGTATCCCCGAGATTACGCCGGCGTTGCCGTTATTTGCTCAGTTACGCCGCTACACATTGGCTGTGCTCTCGGCTGCTGAGACAGCCGCTGACTTCGCAGGCATCCTTTACACAGATGCCCCACCTGGTGGTGAGGCCATAGAGGCTGAGGAATGGGTGCCAGTCGAGCTGGAACGGCGCATGCTCGTCACCATGCCGGCTGGCTGGAAAATGGAGCAGTTGCGCGTTGAGCAGCCATCGACAACGTATGGCGACTTCAAACGTCAGTTACTTTCTGAGATCGCTCGCTGTCTCCACATGCCCTATAACGTTGCAGCCTGTGACAGCAGCAGCCACAACTTTTCATCAGGCCGGCTGGACATGACGAGTTACTTTCGTTCCATTGCCATCGAGCAGTCGAATCTTCGTCGCGTTGTGCTGGATCGCATCTTTTACACGTGGCTGCGTGAGTATCTGCTGGCCAATGCTTTGCCACTGTCACTGGAAAACGAGATCGAGACGGCGTGGTTTTGGGATGGCATGCCGGCGATCGACCCGCTCAAGGAAGCGAATGCCGTTGAGATTCGCCTGCGCACGGGTGTAACCACACTAGCGCAGGAGTATGCAGCGCAGGGCCTGGACTGGGAAGAGGCATTGCGCCAGCGTGCTCGTGAAGTCGAGCTGATGCGCGAGTTGGGACTACCAGTGACAACTGAGGGTCAACCGAAACAGAATTCCATTCCTGAAGACGAAAGGGAGGGTGTAGAAGATGAAGAGATGCCGACTAACGTCTGAAGATTTGCGCATTCGCTTTGCCTTGCCCGAAGAAGAAGACGAAGAAAAAAAGGAGACTGTCGATGCCCAAGACGACGAAGAAGACAAAGAAGACGATGACGAAGACGAAACCGACAACGAAGACGAAAGCAGTGACGAAGAAGACGATGACGAAGAAGACGCCCAGGCCCAGGGCGAAGAAGACACCGATGACGAAGACGAAGAAGAGCCAAAGCAAGCTGCAGGCAGTATGCCGAGATTCCGTGTGCTTGCCTACACGGGAGGCAAAATTCGAGTCTCGGGCTGGCAGTACCCTGTAGTTGTGGACTTATCTGGACTGGAGATTCCAAGCCAGAAAATTCCGGTCCGGTTCAACCACGACCCTGCTAGTGGCATCGGGCATACCACGAAGATCGCAGTTGTGAAGTCAGCGCTGGTTGCTGAAGGTGTGATTTCGCGCTCGACTGCTGCTGCGATGGAGGTGATCGAGTCGGCGAAAAAAGGATTCCCGTGGCAGGCTTCAGTTGGCCTGTCGGTTGAGGATTACGAAGAGATCGACGAAGACGAAGAGGTCGAAGTCAATGGATCGAAGTTTACGGGGCCGCTCATCGTAATTTCGCGGTCGATCCTAGACGAGATCAGTTTTGTGGACTTGGGTGCGGATCGAAACACCACAGTTTCCGTGGCTGCGAAAAGGAGTATCACGATGACAACGAACGAACAATCGACCAGCAAAAACGACACGTCCGCAAAGGCGATTATCGCCCGAGCAAAAGCAGAACGGCGACGCTTAGCTGCCATTCGCGCTTTGATCGAAGAGGCAGCATCCAGTCGTAACGTGGACATCGAGTTACTCGAACGCATCGCTGCACAGGCTGAAGACGAAGGTTGGGATGTGCAGCGGACCGAGCTGGAGATTCTGCGTGCGACACGACCACGTGTCAAAGAGGTTGGCCAGCGCCAGAAGACTTACACGCCAGCCGTGATTGAGGCGGCGCTGTGCCTGTCCTGTGGCATTCCTGATGAGCGGCTTGCTAAGGACCGCGACTACGGTGAAAAGGTGGTCGAGCAGGCCTGGCCGCTTAGACGCCGCGGACTACTAGGCATGCTTTCGCTGGCGCTGGAGGCCTCGGGGGTGCGTGTGCCTTACAACCCCAACGAGCTGTACGATACCATCGTGCAGATGCAGCGCTCACCTAACCTGCAAGCGGCTGGCTTCTCCACAGTCAACCTGCCTGGTATCCTGGGCAACGTCGCCAACAAGATACTGCTCGATGCGTTTACACAGCAGCCAGTCACCTACGATCAGATCGCTGCGATCGAAGACTTTTCCAACTTTCACGTTCACAACATCTATCGCCTGGATGCCACGGGATCGTTTGTGCGTGTGCCACATGATGGCGAGTTGCCGCATGGGCAACTGGTTGAGTCGGCTTACACGAACAAGCTGGACACCTATGGCATGATGCTCACCATCACGCGCCAACAGATTGTCAACGATGACCTGGGTGCGTTCAAGTCTTTGATTGCCCAGTTGGGCCGGCGTGCTCGTATTGCTCTGGAACGTGCGCTTTACAATGTCGTGATGGAAGCGACTGATAACTTCTATAGCGCAGCGAATGGTAACCGGTTGACATCGGCGCCGCTGGGCATTGACTCGATTGGTCGCGCTCGCGCAGCGCTTTCCAAGATGTTGGATGCGAATGGTGATCCGCTTGCGATTGAGGGCCAGTACATCCTAGTACCGCCTGAATTGGAGCCGCTGGCGCTGCAAATTTACACATCGATGACACTGAACGAAACGACTGAGGTGAACAGGCCCAGACCGGTCAACAACCCGTATGTGAACCGTTACAAGCCGGTTTCGTCTCCATTCCTGTCCAGTGGCTCAGGTGCTGGCCAGTCGCCCACGACTTGGTATATGATCGCTAATCCGGCGTTGGTGCCGGCATTCCAAGTCGCATTCCTGGAGGGGCGGCGCGCACCGACCATTGAGACTGCAGATACAGAATTTCGCACATTGGGACTGTCGATGCGGGCGTATTGGGACTTTGGTGTCGCGCGTATCGACCCGCGTGGTGCTATCAAGGCGACAGCGTAATGCTAGGGAGGTGACAACATGAGAGCGATTTACGTTGGTGTTGGCGACTCGATTCCTTACATTCCCAGCAGTGATGTACCGGCTGGTGAGGTCGTATCGTTTGCTGGTGATCGTGTGTATGGGGTCACACGCAGTCCCATCCTGGCTGGCCAGTTGGGATCGCTGGCAACGGAAGGCGTCTTCGATTTGGTCAAAGGCAATGATGCTTTCGTAGTTGGAGACGAGGTTTTTTGGGACAAGACCACCAAAACTGCAGTCAAGACTTCTGGGGCCAATCGTTTTCGGATTGGCTTGTGCTATCGTGATGCGTCTGCAACGGACGCGCGTGTGCGAGTGAAGATCGGCTGATATGCCCAAGTATCATGAAGCGCTATCATGGTTCCACACAACCCTGCGCGACAAAGTTACGCGCAGGGTTGTGTGGGTACGCAATGGCAACGCCTGGGAAGTCAGGGCGGTGCCTGTCGATGGGAATTGGCGCAATTCCTATTCGACTGGTGTTGTACTCTACGCGCAATCGACCAATCGCCAGTGGCTGGTGTGGTCGGAAGACTTGCCGGTAGTGCCACAGCGAGGTGATCGCATCATCGAAAATGTGCGCGGCGTCAATGTGATTCACGAGGTGCTCTCAGGTGATGGTGAGCCGGACTGGTCGTGGGCAGACTACGAGCACAAATTTTTGGTAGTTCGCACTCGCATGATCGGAAGCTAGGCAAACACGATGGGTGTAATTACGGACTTGGCTCGACATGTGACAAACGAACTGGCTGGCGCCAGTCTGCCACTGAGCGCTGAGGTGAGTTTGGACTATCACCCGGTTATCGATGTGACGGACAATCGACTGCTTGTCTCAGTGGTGCCGCGCGAGGTGCGAGATCAGAGTGAGTCGAGGGACCGTAAGTCGCTCTACATCATGCTGGAGATTGTGATCAGGAAAAAGCTGACTGACGATGTGCAGGTCGGGATCATGATCGATTATGTCGAGGCGCTGATACTCGAGTTGGAGGGGATGCGATTGCCGAGCGGCTACCATGGATTGAATGTCGCTGCATCACCACTTTACTTCCACGAGTATCTGGACACGCATAGGCTTTTTGTAAGCACGGTTAGCTGCGAGTATGTTTACCTGGTGTAGTGGTCATGCTGTCGGCGTCATTTTCGCTAGCTAAGGATAGTTTTTTTGATCGCTCTGGAGTGATGCGTGCGGTGGAGCGTGGGCGTCGCAAAGCGTTGTCACGCTATGGTGCGTATGTGCGAAAGATCGCCCAGAACAGCATGAAGAGGCGAAAAGGAGTTTCACCGC